GATAAATTACCTAGATGGGGACACTTCTATATTCAGGAATGGCTCTGGCTCAGAACGTATGCGCCTCGACGCTAACGGCAATGTTGGTATTGGTACTAGTAGTCCTCAACAGCTTTTAACCATTGGCAATCATTCGACTGTTGCTACATCAGGCAATATGGGAATTAGGACTACTTCATCAGGACACGCTATATCTATTATTGAAAATGGTACTGCGGGTGCAGGTACTGACGAAAGTTGGCAATTGGGTGTTAATTCAAGCGGTGATTTAGGATTTTTTAATTCGTCAAGCTCAACAGCCTCAGTAACTTTTTTAGACTCCAACAACAATGTTGGTATTGGTACTAGCTCGCCTAGTGCTAACCTTCACGTTTCATCTTCAGGAGACGCCATAGCAAGGATTACATCAGCAGATGGTAACGGTGCTTTCTTAGACTTAGGAGATGCTTCAGACCCTGATGGTGGTCGTATAGTTTATGACTCTGGTAGTAACTTAGGGTTTTCAACGGCTTCTACAGAACGCATGCGCATAGACTCCAGCGGCAAAGTCGGAATTAATGACAGCGATCCAGATCAAGCACTAACCGTTAACGGGACGATTCAGGCAAAAAACAACAGCGCCACTGACATTGCGGCTGGTGCTTCTGGAACAGTAATCACACCACCGAGGGGTTATTCATATATAAACGTATCTCACAGTGGGACTGCATCACACGGCTTATTGTTATTGGTTTTTAGAACGTCAATTGCTCTAACAATCGTTTCTACTATTGACGATAGATCCAATCAATATTCAGCTTCTGTTAGCGGAACTGGCTTGGTCATTACAAATACTGGCTCTTCTACCAAAACTTTCTATGCTTCCTGCGTTTGTATTGCGTTTGGACTTGGAGACTAATTTTTTTAAGGTGCGCAAGTCGCACAACTTTAAGGAGAAAGCTAATGGCTACATGGACAATCGCAAACCTTGAGCGCAACCTAGCAGACGGTGGTGTCACTGTTGCACACTGGCGTGTCACTGAATCTGAAACTGTTGGCACTGGCGACGACGCTGCGACCTACTCTGCTTCTTCATACGGCACCGTAGGCTTTACGCCTGATGCCTCTGCTTCTGACTTCGTTGCATACGACAGCCTTACAGAGTCTGCTGTACTGGCATGGGTACACGAGTCAGTAGGCAAAGACGCTGTTGAGGCGGCACTAACAGCCGATATCGCAGCGCAAAAGACACCCACTACCGGCGACGGTACACCTTGGTAAGGAGCATTAAGTGCTAACAGTAAACGGCGTAGAATACACTGAAGACCAATTGTCACCAGAGCAGAAGTATCTAGTGGCACTGATTCAGGACGTAGAAGCCCAGTTAGAGCAGTTGCGAATGAAGGCAGATCAACTAAACGCCTCGCACGGCGCGCTCTCTAACACGCTTGTTAATTCGTTCAACGAGGAAGAAGACCCACAGGACGATGACTAATGGCGATAGTTCTTGCCGCGGCGGTTTCCCTACCGGCCCTATTTGTAGCTGATGGTTACGTTGCTGCCGATTACACGGTAGACCAGCGCGCGCAAGAATCCTCCTCTCGCCTTGTAGCAAAGAAAGATATCAACAGCTCTGCGTTACTTGCGGAGCGACTGTACGTTGCCGATGACTATTATGCTGACGGGTACACTGATGACCCGCGGCGTGCAGAGGGCTACGCACTTATACCGGCTACGCTGGTTAGAGACCAAGACACGATCGGTATCTTCCCGGTATCTTCTACACTAGCGGGCCCGGCGCTTACGCAGGCAGCGGGCGCACAATCAGACGTAAACAGCGCCAGTATTGCCGCATCATTCCGCGTAGAAACTACGGGCATGGCGGCATCCGCCACGTCTACCACGATCATGCCGTTTGGTATGTCGAAAGACGCTGGGGCGGTTTCATCCCAGAACAAGAACCCGGGAGAGTTTTATGTAACGAGCGGCTACGCAGTTACAGGCTATGTAGAAGACTCGCCACGCCTTTACACTAACTCGCTTGTCGCAGCGGAGGCAGTCCGTAATGGGCACTTTATCCCTGTCGCGTCTTCTGCAACTGATGTAGGTGTCACGCAGGTTCATGCGCTCGGTGCGGCCGTAGAGGCGCTGGTAAGCTCTACATTCGCAGGTTCACGCATAGAGTCTACCGGTTACCTATCAAGTGCATCGGCAACTACGCTGATACCGATGACACGGGTCAAAGAGGCCGGGTACAGGGCAGACGGGACTAGCGCAACAGATGCCGGCAGTGCAGCCACTAAGGGTGCCGGGGCTCAGTCACGCAGTGGTATCGGAACAAGCAAGATCACAGAGATGATTCTGCGGGCCGGCGTAAACTCAGAGCCAGAAAGAACGCTGCTGAATACTACAGTTACCATTGTGACCAGCGGCGGAAAGGTAAACGTAAAAGTCGGCGACATCACAAGAAACGGCTCTGTATCGGCATTCGATTCGTCGAAGTATGCGCAGTATCTCGCTGGCACCCTTACCGACGCGGATATGCTGGACCACATCGAGAACGTCCTGCATCCTTGGCTGACAGAGAACGCGCCTGATTTACTTAACGAGTCGCACTCTTTAATAGCCGGAAACTTTACCGCAGGCTTTGGTGCGCTAATCGAGTCACAATCTGCAACGCCTATAGCCGCTGAAATGACCGCAAGCTTTGGTGTTAAGGTTGAGGGTGACGCAACAACTATCATAGCGCCTAGATTGAAGTGGGAGACCGTGTCGGAGCCCACAGACATTTGGACAACAATTAACGACGACAGCTATCCATTTGGGTAATTAGATATGGCAGATACTACAACCACAACATACTCATTGACCAAGCCAGAGATTGGTGCGTCAGAGGACACATGGGGAAACAAGTTAAACGCAAACTTGGACTCTATCGATGACCTACTTGATGGCACAACTGCTATACAGCCCAATCTCACTGCTGGCTCTTGGAAGGTCGGCGGCACTGCAATTACATCTACCGGCGCAGAGATCAATTACTTGGATGGTGTAACTTCTGCAATACAGACGCAGATTGATTCCAAGCAAGCAACGCTTACTGGCGCGACTACTACGGTGGTTAGTAGCGACCTTACAAGTGACAGAGCGGTTATATCAAACGGCTCAGGGAAGGTGGCTGTCAGTGATGTAACGAGCACAGAGCTTGGTTACTTGGGCGGTGTAACATCGTCAATTCAAACTCAGCTTAACGCTAAGACTGGTGTTACCTTGAGTGACGTTTATCCCGTTGGCTCTGTTTACATTAACGCCAGCGACTCTACTGATCCCGCCACCTTGCTAGGGTTCGGTACGTGGGCGGCATTTGGTGCTGGTCGTGTAATGGCTGGCTTAGACAGTGGCGACACTGACTTTGACACAGCGGAAGAAACGGGCGGCTCAAAGACTCATACGTTAACAGAGGCAGAGTTACCAGCTCACCATCACAAAACAATTGCAAACGCTGACAGTAATGCGACGTTGACTGCGACTAACCAAGTTGCATTGCGAGACCTTACTGGGTCGCAAGACCAAGAGTATGAGCTGCATGGGACAGCTACTGCGGCAACGCTTGGCAAGTCTTCCGAGGTTGGTAGTGGAAGTGCGCATAACATTATGCAACCTTACATTGTGGTTTATATGTGGAAGCGCACTGCTTAAGAGGTACACATGGCGTTTAATGCTATTGATATACCAGCAGGAGTTTACAGGCACGGTACGGACCTAGAAGGCGCCGGCCGGTGGCGCGATGTAAACCTTGTACGCTGGCGTAACGGCTCCCTTGGGCCCATTGGCGGCTGGCAGGAGCGCGTTAAAACTGGAACTACTGAGGCCTTCACTGCCTCTGATCAGCAAAAGGCTTTCACCTACACGTTTACAAGCCCAGATCGTGCGTCGCAGATCGCTGTTTATCAAAATGGCGTTCTGCTGTCGTCTAACGACTACTCAATAGACCTGACCAACAAGAACGTCGTACTCGTAAATCGCGCAAGTGGCGGCGATAGCATACAAATTAAGCTTATATTTTTAGATAAGCCCGTTCGCGGAGCTGTCGCGTGGATTGATAACTCAGCGAACACTAACATGGCTGTCGGCACGTATGCGAACCTGTATTACATTAGCGCCAGTAATGCAGTCAGTGACATTACTCCGGCATCCTTCACGGCGGGAAGCGAAAGCGCGGCACTTCGGTCTGGCTTTGGTGCCAGTAACTACGGAACCGGATATTACGGAACAGAGAGAGTTTCTACCGGTGAATTTCAAGAGGCGACAACGTGGTCTCTAGATACGTGGGGAGAGTACCTAGTCGCGTGCTCTGTAGATGACGGCAAACTGTACGAGTGGCAGTTAAACGCAGGAACTCCCGCAGCCGTAATAGCGAACGCGCCAACATCCAACTTGGCCTTAGTTGTTACTAACGAGCGCTTCTTGTTTGCATTAGGCGCCGGAGGCAACCCCAGAAAGGTGCAGTGGTGCGACAAGGAAGACAACACGGCTTGGACCCCAGCGGCAACCAACGAAGCTGGTGACTTTGAGCTTGCGACTAACGGCGAGATTCTAAGCGGCCACAAGATGCGCGGCAGGACTTTAATACTGACTACCACAGACGCGCACATTGCCAGCTACATCGGCCCTCAGCTTGTTTTCCAGTTTCAGCGTGTTGGTACTGATTGCGGTGCGATCTCTCGGCATGCGTGTGTCTCTCACATGGAGGGCGCGTACTGGATGGGCTCCAAGAGCTTCTTTTTCTTTAACGGCTCGGCTGTGCAAGAGATGCCTTGCGAGGTCTTGGACTACGTCTTCACCGATATAAACAACGACCAGCGATCTAAAGTTACCGCCATGAACAACGCCCAGTACGGCGAAGTTTGGTGGTTCTACCCTTCGGGTGGCTCGCTAGAGAACGACCGGTATGTGGTTTACAACTACCTCGAGAAATATTGGAACATCGGTACGCTTTCCCGTACGTCAGGCTTTGATGCCGGCGTTATGAAGCACCCGATTATGTTTGATGCCAGTGGCAAGCTGTATGACCACGAGACCGGGTTCGATCATGACGGTACTGCGCCGCACGCAGAGTCAGGACCAATAGTGTTTGGGTCTAGCATCGTAAAGGTTAACGAAATCATTCCTGACGAGAAGACGCAGGGTGAGGCAACGCTTACCTTCAAGTCGCGCTTTTACCCCAATGGTGACGAGTTTACTCACGGTCCGTTTACGATGGCTAACCCGGTCAGTGCTAGATTCTCAGGCCGACAGCTACGCATGCGCGTAAATGGCACAGAGCTGAACAACTGGCGATTTGGTGTGCCTCGTCTCAACTTAATACCGGGCGGTAACCGGTGAGCCTTGCCCCTCCACCATTTGGTCCCGAGTGGAAAAACTGGGGCGAGCGCCTTGTGGACCATTTGAATCGCATCCGGTCTAAGCTTGTATTTAAGCAGGCAGGCGATAGCGCTAACGAAGACGGGATCATTCTGTACGACAACACCAACAAGTACCCGGTGATATCTGTCGATGGAGAGTACAGGCAGATAGTCTTAGCAGACGGTCACGGCGATTTTACCGTATCTAGTGATTACACATACGCAGCTTCGAACACAGGCTATCCGATTACCTTTACCGCAGGATCTGGTAACTCTGGCTTTACTCAAAGCGGATCTCAGATAATTTTTGAAGAATCTGGCTATTATTTAATCTCTTTTACGGCACAAATTTACTCGTCATCAGGGAGTACAGTTAATTTCGTATTTTGGCCGAAGATAAATGGGGCAAATGTAGCTAACGGTTCAACGATACGCGCTGCCTTGCACCAAAACACTGCAACTACTGTAGTTAGCCGGTCGGCTATTTTTTACATTAACGCAAATGATTATTTGCAAGCGTTTACGGCTACCGATAACCATGCTCATGGAGTCTTAAAATCATTCGCAGCAAGCAGTATCGCAACAGAGTCTGTATGTCCCTCAACAACACTAACGATCATTAGAGTGCATAGGTGATATAATTGACAACTATTGTAGATGAGTTAGTGCGCTGTAAGCCTTGGTTAGAGGCGGCGCTAGAAAGATCAGGTGGTACGCACACGTTAGAAGACGTTGTGCAGTCGATACAGACAGGGGCCATGCAGTTCTGGCCGGCACCGAGAGGTTGCGCAGTGACAGAGATAGTAAGCTACCCACAGAAGAAGGTTTTGCATATTTTTCTAGCGGGCGGTGAGATGGATCAGATCGTTGACATGGACAGCTCCGCTGTTGAGTTTGCCAAGATGAACGGTTGCACAGGAATGAGTATTGCCGGTCGCAAGGGATGGGCAAAAGTTTTGAAGGAAAAGGGTTATCAAGAAACCTACACGGTTCTAGGAAAGGATATCTAATATGTCAGGTGGTGGAAAAGGCGGCGGCCAAACGACAAGGGTAGAGATACCAGAGTACATCGAAGGCCCAGCACGCAGAAACCTGCAACGCGCTGAGCAGCTCGCACAAGTTGGGTACATGCCCTACTACGGGCCCTCAGTTGCAGCGTTCACTCCCATGCAAACCCAAGCCATGCAATCTACCGCAGATGCGGCGGCGGCCTTCGGGCTTGCTCCGCAGATGGACGTCATGGCCGGCATGCCACAGGCGCAAGACTTCGGCGGTGTTCAGGGTTACGGCACCGGTCAAATGTTCGAGCAGGCGCTTGCTGACTTAGCGGCTAATCAGCCCGGTCAGGCGGCGGCGTTTAACCGATTGTTCACCGGCCCTCAAGCAGGCGGCCAAGGCCTTCTGGGTCAAGGCGGTCCAATGGGCGGCTACTCACCCTTTGGTATGAGCGGCGCCCTACCGCCACAGTTTAGTGGAGGGTCACGATAATGGCAGCAACAGCACCCGGCGGAGCTGCAGGACAGCCCGCACAAGCGCCAGCAGGTCAGAACGTATTCCAGCAGGCACAGATGGGTCAAACCGGCGCAATGATGGGCACGGCGGCAGGCATGGGCTACCAGCCCGCGCAGGTACAAGCCGGGCAGATTGCAGGCACAGACCTAACCCCTTACTTCAACCCGTTTGAGCAAACTGTTGTTCAGCAGTCACTTGGGGATATTGAGCAGGCTCGTCAGATGCAAGCTAATCAGCTAGCGTCTCAGGCGCAACGCGCAGGAGCCTTCGGTGGCTCTCGCTCTGCGATCCTAGAGTCACAAGCTAATGAGGCTGCTATGCAGCAGGCGGCACGCACTGCGTCTAACCTTCGATTAGGCGGCTTCCAGCAAGCACAGCAAATGGCTGGGCAGGATATCAGTCGTCAGATGCAGGCAGCACTCGCTAACCAGCAAGCGGGGCTCGCAGGTGCAGGTCAACGGCTTTCGGCGGCTGGTCAGCTAGGCGGTTTAGCTCAGCAGGCATTCGGCATGGGTCGCGGTCTACAGCAGGACATGGCTCAGCAGGGCGCGCTTCAGCAGATGCTGAACCAGCAGATCTTTGACCGTGCGCGTGAACAGTTCCAAGGCTATAGCGCATTTCCTGAGCGATCTCTTGGGTACTTGGCTTCTGCACTTGGTGCGGCTCCCGTGCCTCAGACGCAGCAAACAACCCGAGACCTCGGTCTTATGGACTACTTAACTGCGGGTGCTCAAATAGGCCCCGCAGTAGCCGCAATATTTTCTTCCGACCGACGTTTGAAGTCTAGCGTAACCAAGGTTGGCAAATTACGGTCAGGGCAAAACGTTTATTCTTGGACGTGGAACGACAAGGCCAATGCTATCGGCTTGACGGGCGACTCTATTGGCGTAATGGCTGACGAGACTGACCCATCGATGGTAAGCATCGATGATAATGGTTACCAAATGGTTAACTACGGGGCGTTATTGGCATGAGCGAGCAAAACTTTCTCGATGCACTAAAAGACATGATGGAAATGGATAAGGACGGAACCTACTCTACGTTCAAGCCATTGCAGAGTGTTGAAGAGGCAAAAAGACAAGAGCAACTTATGGGCGCTCTCAAGTCTATGGGTGGCATGGATTTTCGACCACAAGTTATCAGCGCACCGGCTATCAATGGAATGCAGCGCGGTGGCGGGATAATCCCTATCCAACAGGTCCAAATGAGCGACCCGGCCGGTGAGTTTGCCGGAAGCATGCAGGGCTTGCTTGGGGGTATGGAGGGGCTTACGTCAGGTAAGACGCCAAGTGTTGCTGGCTCGCAAGGCGGCGAGGAAGGCCCAATGCTAGGCGGTTTGTTAGACCTTCTGAAGCAGATTGGTCAAGTTAAAAGTTTATTTTGAGGTCGTAAGATGGCGTTACCAACAATTCCCTTAAATTTGCCAATTGACCCAAGACTTGCGGCTCAACAAGAAGAAGAGCTGCGTCGTCGTCAATCAATGGCGGATGCTAATGAACGAGCGACAATGCAGATGCTGGAGACTATGCAGCGCCAGAATGATCCTCGTGCAATCCAGCAACAACAAAATTTTGAGCGAGGGATGGCCGAGATTACGGCCCGTGATCGCTTACGTATTGACCCTGACGTGGTTCGGGCTGGTGAGGCGGCCCCCGGTCGTCTTTATGGTGGTCAGGTGCAGGCACCTCCCGGTAATAAGAACCCATTTTTACGAGGGTTAAGCCAGCTAGGTCGCAGGACAATGGACGCCTTCGCTGATCCTGTGGCTAACGCGCAGATCGTAAGCGCACTAAACACACTAAGATTTAAGCCTGACCCTAATTTAGCAAGAGCCGCACAAGCTCGCGCCGAGTCAGTTCAGGCCTCTCGGCAGGAAGCGCGGCAGGGTAACATGACCGCTCAATACTTGCGCCAGATTGGCAAGTCTGAGTTGGCCGACCTTGTTGAAATGGATCCTAGCTTAGCCAGCGATGTGATCGCTACGACCTTTGGTAAGGGTGGTGTGGCTGATAAGTTTTTCGCTCCCAAGACAGACCCCGTCACTGGCGCAGAATACGTTACCCGAGTAGACCCTAATACCGGTGAGGTTGAAATTGTACTGACGGGAGGCAAGCAATTAACTCCACAAGAGAAATTTACGTTAGAACAACAGGTAAGAACGGAGGCGTCTGACTTTAATGAGGCACAAAAAGTTGGTGTTGCCGCGATGAAGTCATACGACCAAATACAGCAAGATATAAATAATTTAGAGCAGGCGTTGTCGGCAGTAAAATCACGCCCTCAAATAACAGGGCCTTTAGCTCAGTTTTTGCCTAACATTACTGCTGAGGCCGCTGCGTTTGAGCGTGCTGCCAATCAATTAGGTCTAGGCGTTGTTTCAGGCACAACTTTTGGCGCGCTGAGTCAGTCGGAATTAGCCTTAGCCTTGCGCACTAACATTGATGCGGGCTTACCAGCACCAGAGCAAATTAAGCAGCTAGAAAATATTATAATGCTGCGTAAAAAGATGGCTGAAGCCATGTACAGGAAGGCAAGAGAATTGGCGGCTGGCGATATGAAATACAGCGATTACATAAAGTCTCAGCGTCCTGACAATGCTACACAATTAGGTGCGCCGGTACTGTCGCCTATAACGTCAAGTACCGTGTCGCCGCCGCCCTTGTCTTCTAGCGCGTCTTCATACTTAAATCCATAAAGGCTAGATAGTCATGCAAAAAACCCAGCAAGAATACAAAGCCGCAATCGACAGGGCTATGGCCGCAGGCGACCGGCAAGCGGCAGAAGAGCTTGCGCGAATGGCGGCCTATTTGTTTGGGGATTACACGCCACAAGCAGAGTCGCAGTTTGGACGGACGTTGGCGCAAGGTGTGACATTTGGTTTCGGGGAAGAAATTGAGGCCGGCGCTAGAGCTGCCGCAGGTATGCTGGGTTTGTCAGAGGACGATCGAGGTTATCAAGAAATCCGTGATGAGCTAAGAGGCAAGCTTGCAGAATATAAACAGCAAAACCCCGGCACGGCTTTAACGGCTGAGATCATTGGCGGCATTGTTCCCGGCTTGCTCACCGGAGGGCTTGGCTTGGCGGCAGGTGCGGGCCGTACTGGAGCTACACTTGCGCGAACTGCTGGCGTGGGCGCAGGCGAAGGCGCGCTTGCAGGTGTCGGGTACAGCGAGAGAGAGGGATTGCAGAGGCTTGCTGATGCGCCCGGTAGTGCAGTAGCTGGCGCAATTGGAAGCACCGCATTAAGCGGGCTAGGTACCGGCTTTAAAACATTTGTAGCCGAAAAGCTGCCTCAAAGATCGGCAACTGCTGTGCAGGCAGAGCTGCAACGCTTGGCTGAGGGAACGGGCAAAACTGTTGATGAGGTTATTGCGGATGTTAGGGACGGCAAAATTATCGCCGAAAACGCAACGCTCATGGCTACCTTGCGTGCTTATCAGTCTTCACTAGACGAGGCAGGTGCAATGATCAAGCAGCGCTTGCCAGAACGAGCAAGAGAAACTAGGGCGGCGGCGTCAAGCGCGCTACAAAGAGAGCTTGCGCCACAGATTGATGACCCCAATATCTTGCGAGGGATGCAGAGGACAGATGACGAGTTAAGGCTGTTAGAGCGCGAAGACTATCAAAGGGCGTACGAAACAGTTCCAGAGGTGACTCCAGAGATAACCTCAACACTAGAGAATATTTTGCAGCGTTTGCCTGCGGCTAGAACCGAGGTGGACAACATCTACTCAACTTCAAGAACGCTGGTTCCGTTGTTTGTGCCTGATGAGGCGGGGGCAATAACATTACGGCGCGTTCCAACATTAGAAGATGCGGAAGTAATTCGCAGGGCCTTAGATGAGGAGGCTACAAAACTTTTCCGTGCTGGTTCTGGTAGCCTTGGTCGTAATTATTCAGACGCAGCGTCTGATTTGAGGAAAATGCTAGATCAAGTGTATCCAGATCTCGATGCTACTCGCGCACGCGCCAAGTTGCGTCGTGACATAAGAGACTCTTTCGCTGAAGGCCGTAAAGCTATGAGCAGGAATGCCGACGAGGTGGAGATTGAGGTAGAGCGCTTAAAGTCAAACCCGAAAGCGCTTGAGGCTTACAGATCTGGAGTCATGGCGTCTCTTAGGAATCAGCTCAACCGACAGCCGGGCGCAATTGAAAGGCTCGCTAACCCAGACCGGCAAGAGGGAATTATCTTGCGGACCTTATTCCCTGACGAGCCTATAGACGACATCATTGCAAAGCTTGATATCGCGGCAGGGTCTCAGCGAGCAGCACAAGATATTTTACGGGGAAGCCAGACGGCGCCCACAAATATCGCTGCCGCGCAGATAGGCTCGCGCGGGTCAATGGAGCAAACACTAAGAGCAGCGACCGGAGACCCTATTGCGTTGGCACAAATAGTGGGCCAGCAACTAGCAAAGGCAGCACCTGACTTGAGCGAAAAAGACCGTAAAAAGGTGGTTGAAGTGCTTCTATCTGAAGACCCAAATTTTGTGCGCAAAAAACTTTTAGAGCAGGACGGGCTGCAAGAGCTAGCAGCTCGAGCGCGAATGATAGCAGGTGCAGGTCGCGGGGCGGTAACTCAGCAGTTTGGTCAAATGGGTGGCCTGTTGACTGGCGACTTTTTTGCACCCGCTCAAGGAGGTAATCAATGAGCCTAAAACCGATGACAGACTTAGAGATCGAGGGAATTGTCCGTGAGGCGATTACTGATGCTGTTGATTTCTGTGAGTCCGAGATAGCCGAGGATCGAATCAAAGCCCAGCGCTACTTTGACGGTGAGGTCGATATCGGTGAAGAAGACGGTCGGTCTCGAGTTGTTGCCACAAAGGTTCGGGATACTATCCGCGCTATTAAGCCTTCTTTGATGCGTGTATTTTTGAATACTGATAAGCCTGTTGAATATGTTCCGCGTGGGACAGAAGACGTGGTTATGGCCGAGCAGGCCACAAAGTACATGCACTACCAGTTCAACGAACTAAACGGGTACAGGGTACTAAACGATGCAATACACGACGCGCTGGTTAAAAAAGTCGGGGTGGTCAAGGTTTACTACGACACTTACCAAGAGCAGGAAATATTTGATTTCCAAGATCTCAACGACATGGAGTTCACTCTGCTCGTTAATGAAGACGACGTGGAAGTCATTAAGCACACCACAAAAATGGTCGTGGAAATCGACCAATTTGGCATGGAGATCGAAGCTCCACGCCATGATCTCAAGCTGTCGCGCACGGTTGACCGCGGCAAAATGTGCATCGAAAGCGTTCCTCCAGAAGAGTTTTTCATTGATCGTAACTCGCGTTCAATCGATGACTACTACTGCGTGGCTCACCGTACGGAAATGCGTGTTGGTGACTTGGTCGCTATGGGCTACGACTTTGAGGAAGTTAAAGATTTAAGCGGCTTAGAACACTCAGACACTTTTTCTGAGGTCGAAGAGTACGAGCGCCGTGGCTATGAAACCGATTACGCTGAGGAGGACATACAAGACCCCTCTATGCGCCCTGTCGCAGTGACTGAGGCGTACATGAAGATCGACGTTAACGGCACCGGCGTAGCCCAGATGCACAAGATCCTCATGGGTGGAAACCAGTACAAGCTGTTAGATTACGAGCCCTGCTCTCACTTGCCCTTCGCGGTGTTTGAGGTAGACCCAGAGCCTCACACATTCTACGGCCGGTCGGTCGCCGATCTTATTCTTAATGATCAGGATGCGGCCACTGCTATGCTGCGCGGTGTTTTAGATAACGTCGCACTTACTAACAATCCTCGAATTGAGATCGTAGACGGCGCGGTCAACGTGGACGACATCCTCAACAACGAGATTGGTGGTGTTATCCGAGTCAAGCAGGCCGGGGTTATCAATCCGCAAGCTGTTCCTTTTGTGGCCGGCCAGACTCTTTCCGCACTGCAATACTTCGACCAGCAGGTAGAGGACAAGACAGGCGTTACTAAGGCGTCTACAGGCCTTTCCCCTGACAGCCTACAGGCTACAACTGCAACGGCCGTACAGGCGACTGTACAGGCTCAGGCGGCACAGACTGAAGTCATGGCACGGAATCTTGCAGAAGGCGGTATGCGTCAAATGTTTAAGCTGATGCTGAAGTGCATGGTTGAGAATGTGGACGAGGAGCAAATGATGCGCCTGCAAGGTCAGTCGTATACTCCGGTCGATCCACGGTCTTGGAATGCCGGCATGGATGTCTCTATCAACGTGGGCTTAGGGACTGGGCGCGAAGACCAGAAGATCGCCGTACTCAATCAAGCGCTACAGACGCAGATACAAATATTCCAGACCTACGGGCCCGGTAACGGCATGGTGTCACTGACCAACATCCGCAACACGCTGTCCGACATCTTAGCAATTAATGGAATCAGAAATGCTGACCGCTACTTTGCGCCGATGGACCCAATGATTGAGCAGCAAATGATGATGCAACAGCAGCAGGCTCAGCAGGGGCAGCAAGCAGATCCAAACGCGGCTTACTTGCAGGCAGAGCAAATGAAGGCTCAGGCCAAGATGCAAACCGATCAACTTAAGCTACAACTAGAGGCGCAGAAGGCCATCGCTGAAGACGACCGCAAGCGCGACGAAATGGATCAAGACCTCTTGTTATCTGCCGCAGAGATCATAGGTAAGTATGGTACGGCGGTCGATGTGGAGAGAATCAAGCAGCTACAGAACGCGCCAAGATATCCAGAGGCACAGCCAGCTCAGGCGGCGGTAGGTAGCACGTTTTGAACATAAAAGATCGAGCAGCGCACGTTAAAAGACTCAAGCAGGACGAGGCCTTTAATGCGTTAATCGAAGATATTAAGGAGGACGCAGCCAACGTCTTCCTGAACCCGCACTCCTCATACGAGGACCGGGAGGAAGCTCATCACATAGTGAGGGCGTTAGCGAAGATCGAGGATCGTATGGCAGTCATCCTTACGGATGAGGCGATGTTCGACAAACAGCAACAGAGAGGATCAGCACCGTGGAAACGACTGATGAAGTGACATTCGATGGAAGCATCGAGTCGGC